GGCTACTTATGATCTTCTGCAATCAATTTGCGATATGGAGCACAGATCTAAGATAGATCAGCTCAAAGTATTGATACAGAAAGAACACAAAAGACTTATGAGCTTATCCGAACATGAACATATTTAAAAACAAGATGTCCAAGCCAGACAAACCAAAACCTCAATCGTATAAACCGGTACTAGAGGCCCAAGAAGTTATTGACGTATTTAGCAGACTTACCTTACATCAACAAGCAGCTCTTATGAGGCTCATATCTCGCAACCTAGAGGTAGTTATAGGTGAGGATAGCCACATGGGTTATGACTTTGATTATGAGGTCGTAGGAGCGATTATACGAGCTTCTGAGGCGTCCTCTTAAATATTATACTAGAGAACCAATCCCACCAGCTTGTTGACGCATAGCAATCTCTCTGTCTGCCTCATCTGGCAATATAGATGGAGATAACATTTCTGGTGCACTCAAGTTACTTGGACCGCTTTGTGGAATTATATTCATTGATTGAGGCGGTGCAATAGATTCAATGTCTTCTAAATATTCGTCATAGCTTGTTGGAGCCTGATTTCGCAAGTCTTCGCTTTGGTATTCTTGCACGCTTGGCGCAATAATATTTTCGATACCTTTAACTGTACCTCTTAAACCAGCTTGTTTAGCAATAAAATCTGTTTCTGAAAAAAATCTGTAGACTTCATCTAAGTTTTTTCCTGCATCTGGATCCGCTAACAATATATCGGTTAGCACCTCTTGATATTTATACTGTTGTTCTTTAGATATTCTATTAATCATATCGTCGCCAAATCTACCGCTGACTATTCTACCTGGTGTGTTTAAAATGAGTTGCCCTAATTGTATAGCTTTGGTGTTACCGCTTAGTGACTCATTAAGCATTTTGGCTGCCATTTCTGTTAATGGCTGCGTTTGTGAACCGCCAGTAGGTATGCTAAACGCCATACCCATAAGCTCGTTAAGTTTGTAAAATTTATCAAACTCTTCTGGCTCTAACATAATCTGCATCATTTTTCTGTTCTTTTCGGACATAAAAAACTTTTGCAGTTGTGGCATGCCTTTTTGTAGATCTTGAGCTCTGTAAAACCTATCGTATACATCGATCATGTATTGTTTTTTAATGTCCTTAAATAGCTCTGGATCTGCTGCTTGTAAAATTCTTTTTGAGTTTCGTAACGACTTTTCAGAAACATTAGGATTAAACAGCTCCTTCATTGCATTGGCTGTTTGTTTATCTGTCATAATTTTTCCAAACTTACCTATCGCGCCTTTTTCAACAAGCTGTAATGCAGGTTTGTTTGGATCATAAACCCTTCTTGCCAAAGCGTAATCTGGGTGCGCCTCATCCATTAAGGCAGTCATATCATCCATAATTTGATAAATCTGACCAGCATCTCCAGTGCCTTCACCTTGTAATTTAAAAGCAAGTGCTTTCATTTCGCTTGTACGCCTAGCATCTAATTCCATCAAATCGGTTACTAAGCTGCCATCTTCTTTAAAAAATATTTTTCTAAATTCAGTTAAATTCTTAACTGTAGATGGTGAAGGCTCAATAACTCGTATAACCTTTCCATTTCCGTCTAAAACCTCTCCGGCTATTTTGCTATCAATAAGATCTATAACGCCTTGCATCCCGCCAACTTCTGTGCCATCTGGCGCATTTTTTAAAGAGTTATAAATTTTACTCGCTCTTTGTTTTCTTTTTGCTGTAAGGTCATCTAATACTTTTTTTGCTGTGTCTACAGTCCTTTGGTTTACATCTCCAACCCTTCCAGACTGTGAACCTATTTCATCAGCATAAGCTAGAATAGCCTCTGATATTCGAGTGGCTTGATTGTCATAAAACTCCATGATAGTTCTATTGTCTGGTTGTTGGCTTAAATAGTATTGTATGTTGGCAGCTCTTTTATTTATTTGATTAGCTTGCGCAGTAGTTAAATCAAAACCAAACTTTTGTGCTTCACGTTGTATATCATCGGCTGTGCCTCTTAGGTTTAATAGATAAGCTAAAGTGTCTGGTTCATTACGAAATATGCTTATAATTCTGCCGGTGCCTACACTACCTTGGCCAAAGGGTATTAATGAAAACGAAGAAGAAATCATTAGGTCTTTTGATGCAGCCGCTATTTCTTCTGGTGGCAAAACATAAAATTGATCAATGGCTAATTCTCTTGCTGTTCTAGGCACAGAACCAGCTGCTACGTTACCAGCAAAACCTCCTATGGCAGTTGTACCTAATAAATAAGCACCAGCAGCGTAGTAATTTTTTTGTGCTAACCTAGCAAGAGGGTTTGAGCCGAAACTTAAATCCTTCAAACCTTTTTTAAAACCAATTCTTGCACCCACCATACCGCCTCCTACATCTGCTACAAATGTTGCAGCTGGTACAAGATTAGGCGTAATTTTGTCATTAAAAAAACCAACGGCTTCATTGTCTGGAAACTCTTTGGAATATTTTTTGTTGTTGTATATCGTTTCACCACGAGGATCTTCATAATAAAGTTCACCGCTTATATTAACGTATTTTTCTGCGCCTCTAGGATCATTAGGAAAACGCTCATGTGCTAAGAAATCAATTCTTACATCATCGTCAAAAAAGAGATAAGACTTGGCTTTACGCAAAGTATAATTATCCATTTCTTGTTCAATTTTAACGCCCATAGCATCAAGATTATCTATATCTTGTAGGTAATCGTTATAATCCTTGCTCACTGAGTCTGATCCTTAATTTTTTGCTCTATTAGTGCTATAAGATTTGCTTTTTCATCTTCTTCCAAATTAGAATCGTTTTGAATTTCTACAATTTTTCTTTGATACGCTTCAATTACAGGGTTTGCGTTCATCGAATAGGATGATTTCATGCTATCGCCTTTTGCTTGTCCTTTACGATAGCTTTTTATCCACTGATCCGTGTCAAAGTCTTCTGGTGTGCTATAAACATTACCTGCTGCATCCGTATAATCGCCTTTGGCTATTTTTTCTAATTCATCATATTCTTCATCAGTAAATAGTAAGTTTTCGTCATACCAATCACCCTCAAACTTAGCAAGATCTCTTCTTACTTGGCTAGCCGAAATTTTGCCATCTAATTCTAAACCCTCAAGCCTGCTTGCTTCTGCGGTGTAAGCTTTAAAGAAATCTACATCCCTTTGTGCAATTCTTTTTAAATATTCTACTTGTTTTAAGAAACCATTATAGTTTGAACCCAACCCTGGCGATGCTCTTTCAAACATTTCCATTTCTTTGTTAGAAATCGCACCCTTAGTTCTACTTACAATATCCATAGTAAAACCTAAAGATATTTGACTAAGCAAAATCTGATCGCCCAAAATATCCTGTCTGTTTTCATCGGTAATCCCTAACCCTTCTAAAAGCTGTCTTGGAAATAAAGTAAATTTTGCTATTGTACCGAAATTATTTTGTCCTAATCTATTTGCTATGGCTTCCGCCTCGTCAAGATTAGCAACAGAACTAAGACCAGCTCTATATTTTTCTAATATTTCTTCTTCTGATTTATATTGTTCGGTAATCGCCTTTTCATCTCTTTTGCTGTAATTTGGTCCTGTTTCTATTTTAATGCTTTGACCAGAGCCTCTTTCATAATATCCCTTTTTTAACAAATCATTAATCATGGTGTCGTTAGCATAGTTATCGCGAACACTTTTAGTATCTACTTTGCCACCTGGCAAATCTTTAACCAAAGTTAAAAGATCACCTCTTTTGTTTCTGTATTTAAGTTGCTCCATTTCATAATCACGCAAAAACTGTAAGGCTTTTTCCTCGCTTTGCATAGCCATTTGTGCTGCTTGTAGTCCTATGCTTTGACGCATTTTTCTGTCTTCTTCTTTTGAGGCCTGCAATCTATCTGAAATTCTTGTGAAGCCAGCTCCCAATCCTGTATAAGTAGATCCAACGCCAGTATTGGGTGTAGACAATAAACCAGCGCCTAGCTCGGATGCTACCTCATATATGTTCATTTTTTCTCTTGGTGGACTTATTTTTGAAAGTCTATCGTAATATTTTTGATAACTTGTATCATAATCAGCGCCAGACAGTTGCTTGACTAAAGCATTGTACTGATCTGAGTTAGCTCCACCGCCATCTTGAAATATATCTACCTGTTCTGGTATTTGTGCTCTGCTGATAGCCATAATTAATTTTTGCCACCATAAAGTTGTCCTAATGCACCAAAGGCAGAAAGACCTACACCTAAACCAGACTGCATAGGACTTGGTGCTGGAACAAACTGTGTATCAGTTTGGAACTGACCTGCTGGAGCCATGCTTACAAATGGTTGTAATGCTTGATACTGTAGCAACGGAGTCATTTGTCTTTGTTGTAAGTTTCTACGTTGCGCATCTAACATTCGTTGAGCCTGTGTTTGTTGTTGTGTACCCATACCATATAGAGCTCCAATATCACTCAAAGAAGCGCCAGCTGCTTGTGCACCTAAACTTGCAAGTCCAGAAGCTCCAGCTCTTTGTGCGGCTGTTTGTCTGGCAAATTCATTCATACCCGCTCTCTGAGCCTCTGAGAAGCCTCTAGCGCGTAAACTACCTAAAGCCTCTGATAATCCCCTTCCTAGAGCTTCTTGTCGCTCTGCGGCGCCTAAACGCGCTCTTGAGCCAAATGCAGACTGACCGCCTCTTGCAATATTACCAGCTAATGCTCCAATATCAGACTTTGCGCCTTGCTCCATAACATCTTGTATGGTTTGTTGTACTACTCTATCTTCAAAAGGATTAAAAAATCGACCTGTGATACTAGGATCGTAGGCTTGCATAGATGCTTGTAAAGCAGATCTTGCGTCTTGTATATACGGATCTTGTAATCCAAGTGATTGTCTTTGCATTTCTATAGCTGCAATTTGGTCTGGACTAAATCCAGCAACTTGCTCACCAATAACGATAGGATTACCTTCGTCATCGTAAAAAGTTTTTTCAGCTGCTCGCATAGCACCTGGTATAAATCCACCCTGTCCATCAAGACCAAATAATAATTGTTGTGTTATCGGATCCATCGTTGACTGTCTTTGTGTTACAGATGCAGCAAATGGATTATTTAGTGCTTGTCCAGCGCTTGTTGTAGTGGTCGTAGCAACTGGATCTGTTTGTGTTGTTGGTGCAACTTCTGTTGGCGCAGGCCTAGGTTGATTGGTTGCAACTGGAGCTGGTGGTGGTGTTGTAACTGATGCTGGTGGATCAATGTCTGGTGCTAACCCTGTCTCGAATGGCACACTCGGACCAACTGGCATTGTTGTATATTTAGGCCCACCTTGTAGTCTTAAACTTTCTGGATCATTTTTTCTCTCAAATGCAGTGCTATTTGCTCCAGGTGTATCTCGATTACCAAAGATAGGCACTCCTAGGTCATCTACAGCTCCAAGACCGATACCAGGACTCGGCGCACTTGGAACACCGCTATCTATTGCATCTCTTTCGTCTAAACCAAAACCACCTCCAGGACCACCGATTGACATAAAATCTTGACGCTTGGGTGGCGTTGGTATTCTTTCAATAGACATGAAATCTCTTTTTTTGTTTATAGGCATATCCATTCGCTCTAGCGGTTGTGTCGCTATAGGTTGTTGTATAGGCATTGGCATAGGTTGTGCAACAGGCACTTCTATAGGATCTGCCATAGAGATTGGCATAGGTTCTGCAACAGGCATTGGCATATCTATAGGCAATCTAATTGGCATTGGAGCTGCTATAGGACTAATGGGTTCTACAGGCATTGGCTCTGGTTGTATTATTGGTGGCACGAATGGTATCGGCTCACCAACAGGTAATTTTCTAACAATCGGCATAGGCTCTGCTATCGATGGCAGCCTGCCGATTGATGGTGGTTTTTTTGGCAATCTTATTACAGGTCCACGAGGAAGCGATGGTGTTAATTTTGGTGGTATAGAAATATTTGGATCTATGCCTATTCTTCCCAACCTAGTATTCAAATTACGCAATAAACTCATAACTAACTCGGCTTGGCTTCGCCAGCGAAAGTGTCCATCATCTTATACATAAGGTCCATGCCTCTTTCTCTGTCTTCATTAAAACTTGGTGTTAAACTAATAATACCCTTACTATCTTTTTGCATATCATAAGAACCAGCGCCTCTAACTGCTCGGCCTGTCATAACAAACTCTCCGTCTGAAAGCATAGCTGGTATATCGTCACTTGTTTCCGTGCCCGGACCATTTATGTCGCCGTCCATTTTAGGAAATTGACTTGGATCAAGCTCACCACCTTCTTGCAACGCCACAGCTCCACCTTGAGCGTAAGCCATTACAGGACCGCCGTACATCATCATTGGCATAGAACCAATGCCCTTCCTTTGTGGTTTTTGTTGTGGCATGTTTTGTGATTGAATTGCAATTTTTTGTTGTTGCAGTTGATCGATTTCATCTGCAATCATTTGTGCTCTTTCAAACTCTTTATTTCTAACCACCATGTCGTATTCAGTCATTAAATTTTTAATTTCTGCGTCAATAGAAAACATCATCATGTCTGGTGTTCTGGATATTGGTGCGGGAGCTAAAGAGTCCAAAGCAACAGGTCCACCTTCTTGCATGCCCATAGCCATACCGCCTTGTAGTTCTTCAATCGCACCACCTAAACTCATACCTTTTGGCTTACCTCCAGATAACTCTGGTATGGTGCCTGCTGGTAGTAAACCAAACTCAACTGGATTTGGTGTCGGTTGGCCCATTCTTCTAGCTATCTCAGCCTCAATATTGTATCTGCCTGTAGGACTCATGGTTGTTAATGGAGTTAAAGGCACGCCTGTTTGTTTTTGTGCGTCTTCATAAGCTAGCTTACCTAAACCAGCAGCTAATGCCCCGATACCACCTATTTTTAAGGCTTGGCCAAGACCTCCTAAAAAGCCTCCACCGCCACCGCCGCCAGAGCCACCAATTCCGCCACCGCCGCCTGTCATACGACTAAACATACCACCGCCGCTTCCAGCAGCTAATTGTTGTAACTGTTGATATTGTTGCGGATTAGCTGCTATTTGCGCTGGAGTCATGCTATTTAAAGCTGCTTGAGCTTGTTGTGCTTGATTGTAAGCAGCAACTTGATTTGGTGTGCCACTGCCTAAACCGAATTGATTTGCTAAACCTTGTCCTGCTGCTGGACCGCCTGCAAAAGTAGAGCCAGTTTGTCCAAAAATGCCACCAGCTAAAGGATTTTGTAATCCAGGTACAATACCGCTAAAACCACCAGCTGTACCACCTGCAATAGGTGAAATACCAGGTATGCCTAATTTAGCAATACCTCCTGCAACAGTGCTTCCAATTTTACCCAATGTTCCTCCAATGACAGGTATTTTAGTGGCTAACCCACCTATACCGCCTAGAACACCACCAAGAGCTGTACCAACTCCAGGTATGAAAGCTGCAATAGGCGCAACTTTTTTAACTACCTTTTTAAGTTTTTTACCTAGCTTTTTAAAGAAACCAAATTGTTCTAAGCCTGTCTGCGGATTTAAACTAGCTATGCCTGCTCCAACAACAGCTTGTTCTGGATCTATATTAAATTCTTTGAACTTCTTTTCTAATGCACTTTCAAACTTTGCATCGTCCATAAACTCTGGCGGTATTACTATTTCGCCCGGACGCACATGCGCTAATGCTGTATCTTCGCCCTCACCAGCCATAGCAAGTTGTTCTGCTAATGGAGCTAATGGTGCTTGTATTTTTTGTTGTGATTTTCCAAGTAAGTCTTGTATTTGTTGTTTGGTTTCTTCATCCATATCATCTAAAGGGTCGGTATCACTTGGCATAGTTTTAGGAAAACTTTGACCAAATCCAGGATCCATATTACGAAAACCGCCTTCTGGTGGTCTTGCAAAAAAAGCATCTGGATAATTCATCTTTGGCGATAAACTACTTTCTGGCACTAAATCTCTTGGCAAATATATACCTTCTTTTCTGTCTTCTATACCATTTTGATTGTAGTCCCTATACTCCATAGTCATAGTCGGCCCTGGCACCATACCCTCTGGTAAAGGCGAGCCATCAATAAGTCTAGGTCCTTGCGGCGCGGTGCTTCTAAATATTTCCATTTCTCGGGATATAGTGCCTTTTCCTGGAGTCATTAATTCAGATAGAGAATCAATCGCTTGCTGGTTTTCTGCTTCCATACGCTCTGGAGGCAAAGTTGCTGCATCTCCTGTAAGTCCTAATATTCTTTTTCTTAATAACTTATTTATCATTATGTACTCACTGTCACACTACCTATACTCATTGTAGCAGATAATCCTGTCAAGTAAGTTTGATGTTCATACAGATTTCTAAACTCTGTACCATCAAAGCCTTGATGAACCTCTGTCGTACTGTTAAATATAATCGCTCCAGTAGCAAATTGCAATTCACTTACCTCTGTAGAATTAAAGACTTGAATAGCATTTGGATCGATTGAACCAAGGTTAATTTCTAATATTCTTATTAAACGATTAAATGTATCGGCTGAAACTGTTTCGCCTGTAGCAAAAGGTAAGTTGGTTGGCAATAGCTTGCTCATTTACCTTCTCCCCGACGGCTGTATCTCTACACGAGTGTTACCTAATCTCCATTTGTAATTTTTTCTGTCACTCGCAGTGTTATCATCGTCGCTTTCAAAACGTAAGACAAATTGCCTACCTCTGGATCTTAGTGATCCAAAAGTGCTCGTCGACTTAATTTGTGTGGTTGAGTCTGTTGATAAAGTTTGATTACTAAAATCTCTGCGTTTGACCACAACATTAATTGCTGGATCTTGACTGGTGCCTATATCATTAACAAATAATACGTCTGGTAAAATGCGTTTTAAAAATACAAAACGATCGCCGTCTGCAATATCAATATCAGCCGACTCTACAAAAACACCATCCATAGGATCAGTGTCGTTGTTAAAACCTTTTTCATGTTCGTATATATATTTAGTAGACGAGGCTTCGCCTGCTGCTAATGGTTTGTTTAGAACACCAGCTGCTAACCAACTGTATCTTTCTAATGATCCTACACTCCAACTATTTTCTTCATAATTAAAAATTACATACCTAGAAATTTCGGTTTCATTATCGGTCAAAGATGGATAAAAAAACCATACCTCTGAAAACTCTTCGTTAAGACCTGCAAAACATTTAAAGGCTTGACTTTCATCAAGGTCAGAAAAAACATAGTCTTGCACTGAGCATGGTAGTTTTTGCACTGCGCCGTTGTAGTAGTAAAAACCTTTTTTCGACATAAAGAATACGCCTTTTGGTGTATTTACTGCGGCCTTTGGCCCTAGTAATCCCGCTCCTTCATTAATTAAATTTACAGCAAATGTTAAAGGTGGTCCTATAAAATTCATAGAATACAAAGATGTATCTGTCCAAATAAGTATTTCTTGTCTTGCTTTTATACCGCCAACGATAGAGGATCCAGAAGACAATCGCAAAGAACCGGCTGTATTAGTAGATAAAGGCTCAAACTGTAATTCATTTTCTTGGTCGCTGAAAGCTATTAACATGGGATCTAAGGTACCTGTTCTGGAACTACCGCTGATTGGATCTGCGCCTAATACTATCAAATGCCTATCTGTTTCAGATGTAATAACTTGTAAGGCTTGAGTAGGCACTAAATTTGCACCACTCACACTAGATAGCTCTACCGCTCTTGTTGTCAAACCATCGTTTTCAACCCAACGAAATATTCCGCCTCCTCTTGGATTAATAATTAAATTTTCGCCGTAGTTATCGTGTGTCCATAATCTTAATTGGTTCGTGTCTGATAAAGCTGTTGATGAACCCCAAGCTCCAGCACCCCAAGTACCAACACCCCAACCAGTAGATTCAACATAAACATCCAAGCCGGAGTTCACTTGATAAGCCGCGTCTGTAGCAGAACCTCCATTACCAGAGTCACTAGAGTTTGCGGTTACTGTAGAGCCAGATGTATCTTTTGCAGTTATTTCGTAAGTGTTTGTACCTGTAACCAAATTAATTTGGTACTCTTGATTGATTACAGCAGCAGTGACGTTACCACCCAAAGATACAGCGCTTGAAAAAGTTACAAAATCACCATTCACAGCTCCATGACTAGCATCTGTTACAGTAAGCGTAGATGAACCATTTGTAGCTGCAAAGGTTGCAGCGTTAGTAGTGTTCTTTCTTATCGGTGTGACATCGTTATAAGTACCGCCCTCTTCTACATAATACTTGTTGGTTGTGCCTATACCTAGATAACGAGAACCGCCTAATGAAATCCAAGAATGTAATGCTCTAGCTGAACCTATAATAGAAGATGGTGAAAACTTTTCCCAACCGCCTATTTTTTCTACACGACCTTTTCTAAAACGTATTTTATCGCCGTCAACCCAACCACCTTCGTTTGAGTAATCGGTTTCTTCTTTGTTGATTCCAGGTTTAAAGTTTAATTTGGTCAGCGGCATATTTAGAGTCTAACATATCTGCTGTGATCTTACGCCAATCTAATAATAGCTCCTGTAGCAGTTGCACTAGGAAAAACTATTGTAAAATCGCCAGCGGTCGATGTTTTGTCGCCTCCAAAATCAATCGCACACACAGCTTTATTTGAGTTGTTTGTGTTATATATTAAACAACCTCTAGCTGTGATAGTTGCTGTACCAAAGGTTAAATCTGCAAAGTCAACGATAGCTGTTGTTCCAGAAGTCGTTGGCGTGACATTTGTCAGTGCGCTACCACCAGATGAGTAGTTTGTACCACTCGCTTGGCCTGTAGTAACAAACGCAGTCGTGCCAGCTCCTAAAGTAGCAGAACTTGTGTATAGAGCTAATTTGAACGAGTCAGCTCCATTAGTAAAGTTATGCCCTTCAACAAGTAGCTCTTGTTTAAAACTTGTGCATATTGCCGATGTAATTGCCATTATAGCTCCTTTAATATTTTAGCCATGTCTTCATGGCCTTGTTCTTTTAATAAATTTGAGTAAGTCGTGTTCTGTGACTTAATCGCATTTTTTATAGTATATAAGATTACAGTATAAACTTGGTTTTGAAAAGCCAAAGCCTGTTGTTTAACATGTGCTGGAGCATTGTCTGAAATGTCGCAAATTTTCTTTGTAGCTTGTGCTGCCCAAAATTCGGCGTCATGTCCTTTATTTTCTGTAGAATGAACCTCTACTTTACCTAATACAAAATCGCTTTCTACACTCATATTTAACCTTTATATGGCTCTGGCGGAACTACGTCCTCATTAATTTTTAAACCATATTCTTCTAGTTGCGTATTTATTTCATCATAAGGACCAATAATAAACTTGCCTTCATGCGGCACAGCCACTAATGGTTTGTCTAATCTATGAAAACCATAAAGTTTCTCTGTAGCTGGAACATTGGAGTCTAATACTGTCGATCTGCCACTTATACCAACAAGTATGTCAGCACTCATACATTTGCTTATCCAAAACTCAACACATGCTCTGCCTGCCTCTGCAAAGTGCATATTCTCTTTATAAGAAAAATCAATGCCAAATAAATCTATGCGACCAACTTTATTGTATAAAGCATAAGCAATAGCAAAAGCTACAGTTGTATTCATATAAGCACATTTAGTTTCATTACATACGTCTTCTACTGGGTAACGAACTGCATTTTTAATACGAGGATCTAACTCACAAGTATAGATAGGTACATCCGAAGTGGCCATAAGTTTTTTCATGGCATTGGTTTGTTTGCCAGCATCATTGCTGTCAAAAAATCTACTTGCTGGATCTAATGCAAATATTCTATCTGCTGGATAAACCAAGCCTGCTGAGTTGATACACCAAACTTCGTCCCACTCTCTGCTATTTTCTAAACCAATCGCAAAATCAACTTGTGACACACCCAAGCCTATAATTGCAACTGTTTTACCTTCTAAATGCTCTATGCGACTCATTAGCTCACATTGGAGCGTACTGAGTCATACCGATATTCGTCGCGTGTGCCACGACCTTCTGAGATATTTTTCATTCTAGCTACCGCCTCCTTAAATCGTGCCTCTAGTTGAGTAACGACGTCCGTAGGTTCTTTTAGGAAGATAGCTCCTTCTACCAACGATCCATACAACAAAGCGTCTGGATAATCTGTAGATAAAAAAGTTGTACCGCTGTCACTACCATTGGTAAGAGATACTGGTTTATGTAAATAATGAAGCTCCACTGTGTAATTCGCATCTGGAATAGGTGAAACCTCAAAAGCTGTGTCATCAAACAAAGAATAATATTTTGGAGTTGCTCTTGTCGTTCCAGAAGAATATTCTTTAATGAATGATGGATGT